TGCTGACTTGTATACAACAGCTATATCTCTATCCTTATATTTTTTTACCATTTCCCATATAAACGTCTCGACTCCGCCAATTTCGCTAAAATCCCTTATATATAAAATGTTATCATGCACTATGTCCATAAATCCGCCCCCTTTACCTTGGTATTTCATACAGCCCATGTATGGCTTGATCACACAAGCTACCCGCTCTTGGATAGTTATAATGATATCCAACAATTCCAGTAAATTTATGCGTTGGGTTTTTTTGTTCTAAATCATAACTTAAAAACCAATCCTCTGCCCAACGCCTATCTCTACACCTTGTGTGCCCCAAAAATTCTCTTCTGATAAATCTTGCACATCCGCTTCCCATATCTTTATATGTTTGTTCCATAAATTCCAAAACGCTTCCATCATTTCTTTTTAGATCCATAAATATTATGTCAGTTCCGTCAAGTTCTGTAATAACTTTGTCATATTCGTTAGAATATAAATAATCGTCTGCGTCTAATTGATTAATGTATTCGCCTTTCGCATTATCATATCCTACATTCTTTGCATTTCCAAGACCTTTATTTACTGGTATTGTAATAATCTTTGCATTCTCTTTTCCTTTGCAATATTCACGTACTATTTCTGCTGTTCTGTCGGTTGAACCATCATCTATAATAATAATTTCAATGTCTTTTCTTTTTGGGATGCTTTGCAATGCTTTTTCAACAAATTCTTCTCCGTTGTATACGGGAACAATTAATGAGACTTTATACAATCCAACTCGCCTCCATCCAATGTTTTGCATATCCGTTTTCGTCATTAAACCAATTGCTTGGATATACTGTAAATCCATTTATTCTTTGCGTTGCATTATTCATTCTATCTATTCCATGCTTTTCAAGAATGTTGCTCATGATTTTGGTGTTTGTATATTCTTCAAAGTCTCTATCCTTGTAGTAATCCAGAAATTCCTTGATAATCGGATTGCCTTTTTCTGCTCCCATAACAGCTGTTGCTGGATACCCCAAAACTTCAAAGCCGGTAAATGCTTTTTGGTTTAGCAACTCTTCTAATGGCAATTCTCTAATAATTTCTACGTCTGTGTCCATATAGATCCCGCCAGATTCATGCAGCGCATAAAGCCTAGCAACGTCCGAAGTAAATGCGAACTTGCCAGCCATGTAGCTTTGTGTTGCGAACTTATTATAATTTATTGGGAAATTGTCTTCGTTCCATTCCTTTAGCTCAAAATTCGGCAAAAACTTATTCCAGCTTTCCATACAATATTTAATTTTGTCAGATTTTTCTCCTTTTCCAAACCATACGTAATGGATAACTTTTGGTATCATATTATCCCACCTTAACCCTTCTATATCCACTTACTGTCATACGTTGCATTTTAGCTTTTAAACCACTTATATTGCTTAATTCTCTATATTTATGTGTTAGTTGTGTAATCTTACGTTGACATTTTCCTACTGTTTCTGTACCTCCCATTGCTCTTGCCATTATTTGTTTATCTTTTAACTCTCTTATTTTTGTTTCAATTCTTCTTTGAAGTTGTGTTCCCTCATATAACGTATAATGCTTGCCTTCAAATTCAAAGCCTTTGTCATTATCTTTCTTTATCCCTTCTAATTGTTCCTGCGTATATTCAGGCTTGCTTACGCCTAATACAATACTAAATATATAATGATAGCAGTTAAGTGTTCCAATAGGTCTATCTAATGATTCATTCAACTCCTCAAATTCTTCATTTGTAAATTGCTTTCCTTGTATGTCTGCGTGGTCTGGTGCAGGGTGTTCATGTACTGATATTTCCACACCGTCTGCCCCATACTCTTCTCCAAATTGTCTTTGAAGTTCATTTGATGTTGTTCTTATCCCCTCTAAAGCGTTCATTCTTATAGCTGTATCAGCTCTTCTCGATAGTCCACTTTTGTAATCCACTACTCTTGTCCCTGTCGGATTGCCATTCTTGTCTACTCTTACTCTCATTCCTGCGTTAACTAGTTCATTCATGGTTTTACGCATTGCTACTTGATAGCTTTCTTTGCCTTGAGAAACGCTTAGAATTGCCTTGTCTACTACCTCGGTATATATCTTGCTTAAAGGTACTAGCTTCCCATCTAATACATACGCTGTGCTGTTCATAATGTTTCTGTATCTATTAGCCGTCACCTTTGCAATTGCTTCAACCTGTTTTTGAAGTAGTCTGTTTTTCTCGTATGGTATAAAATCAATCTTTCTTGCTTCATAGAATTGCCTTGCAAATTCTTGATTTTCAATTGCTGTTTGTTTTAATATCTGATAAATTTCTCTTACGTTTAGCCTTGTCACTTCCGACAATCTCCTAGCAATCCAATTGACGTTTTCGCCATATAAAAGAATCTGTGCTAATTTATGAGCTTGTGACGGTGTTAATGTGCCAATATACTTAATCTGCTTCCCTATTTCAGTAATTATATCAATGTTTAATTGTTCCACTCTGCTGACTAGATTTTGGACTAGTCTGTCTTGCATTTCCTCTGTTAGCATTTAATCACCTACTCTTCTGCGATAGGTTCTTCTGTTTCGCTTTCCTTAATCTCTCTGATTTTCTTTTGAGCTATTTCCTCAGTCTCCCCGAAGATACGCATACGATATTCAACGCCACTTATTAAGTCTGCGTTGTATTCTCTTAATGCTCTTATGCTCATTGCTTCTACGTCCTCAATTACGCCATCATCAAATTTAATAGCCATATCTTCCGTGTTAATATTATAGCTTCCAAATTCAGTTGATGCATAGCATACTGCTTTTACTAGATCATATATTGCACTTTCATAGCCTACTTCTAGCTTTTTCTTACGCCTTGCTAGTTTAGAGTTAGAGCTCATTACCGCTGTTGCTGTTGTTAGATTAGCCCCGTCAAACGTATAGAAGTTATCTCCTAGTCCTACTTTGTTACTTAATATATTCAAATTAGTGTTCAGCGTTTCTATTTGTTGACTTGTTCTTAATTGGTCAGCATCTGCTTGTATCATTGTGTCTTTATTTGCATCTTTTGGCAAATGATAAACAGTTACATCGTTAGGGTCAAATGTATATTTCTGTGTTCCATCATCATAATTCAACATTTCAGCACTAACAAATATTCTTCTTCTACCGTTTTGTATTTCGTCTTTTAACGCATCGTACGCCAAATCTACGAACTTTAAGCTGTCTAGTGCATTAGCATAGTGTGGTATTCCGAAAGGGCTATTATCGAACAAATTATTCGTTAGAAGAGGTTCAAATATGCTAAACCATTTTATATCTGATTTTGTGTCAAATTCTGATTGCGTTGTTTCGTCAGTTATCTCTGATAAGTTTCCGTTGGTGTCTGTAAACAAGTGATTCTTTATTACATAGTTTCCTAGTTCATTTAATCTGTGTACTGAGCATATAACATACTTTTTCCCTTTGATATATTCAACGCTTCCGAATGCACACTCTGTTATTCCTTTATTGTTCCACGTTAGAGGGTAAACCCAATCAACGTTTACTATATCCACTCTTGTTTTGGCATTGCTTACATCTAAAACCATTCTATCTTCATTTTCTATGATGTCATATACGCTTACTACTGTACCACACGTTCCTAATGCTCCTGACTTTTCAATTGACTGATTGATAATTACATACAAATTCAATTCATCAACTAACTTGTCAAATTCTTTTTGTGAGTTGTCATCTTTCATATTGATTTTACATTTCTCACTCCAAAGAATATCGCTCCAGTCCTCGCTTATCTCTTTAGCCATGTTCATGGTAAATCTTTTTTTGTTTACTCTCTTTTGCCCGTTATAAATGTAATAATTGTGAAATGCTTTTACGTTTCCTTGATACCAACTCTTCCATTGCGTAATATACGTCTTAATCGCATCTTTTACATCTGGATTGTAATTATACGTTTTCTGTAAAAAATCTTCTAATTTCATTTTTTCACCCCTTAATCTGATAATTTATCGCAATAATATTTATTTTGAGTGGCAACAGCCCACTTACCATCATAAAAAGTTATTGATAAACTAGTGCAACTTGATACATCTTGTCCGTTAATCTCAAATTTCCCATTCTTACTATCAATAAATATGCTTTCTAATTTCATTCTTTCACCTCACATCTGCAATAATTTGCTAAGCCAATAGGTTCTTTTGCGTTGTCTTTCCCATATAAAATCTCTTTCTCCATTTTAAGTGCTAATTCTTCCATTGCATTCTTGCATAAATCCTTTACTATTTGTCTTACAATTTTCTCTTCTCTTTTTTTCTTTTTTATTCTTTTATTCATTCCACCCTCCTAAAATTATTATGTAAATTTTAACCTACTTTTTCAAAGTGTTTCCTCGGGAATTTTTGATACTTTTTCCATTTTATTACATACAAAATCTTGCAAATGCTTATTTATCAATGTTCACATAATATTGAATGCGTTAGGTTCTTTAATATTCATCATAAACTTGTCATAAAAGCTAAAATATGAATATTCATTTGCATCTAGGCTATCAACATCATAAGTTCCGTCATCTAGTCTTTCGTCTGGGTGCTTGCTATCCCATACTGCTTGACTATATGCTTCAATCATGTGCTTACATTTTTTTAATATATATCTTTTACCTTTTGCAAACAACTGACAATCAAGTTGTATTCTATCTGTTATTTTCCCTTTTACGCAATCTTTCACCTGCAATGGTATTCCTTTTTGTTGCAAATATTTATTTATTCCAAATGTAATTATTTGCCCAAGTGAGCCATAATCCCCAAAAGCATAGTTTACTTTGCCATAGTTAGATACTACTCTATTATAAAATTCTTCAAATTTTTGATATATTTCTTCTGGGGCATTTATTCCTTCAATTTTTTCTTCGTCTAAAGTCCATACTTCTTTAAAATACTGAGTTATTCCTGTTGCTTTAAAAGCAGTTGAGCTTTGATTAGCTCCATAGTCTATTCCAATTGAAAT